TAATTTCATCGAGTGATTCAACTGCATTCTGAGCAAATCCTAGTAGATACTTGATGTAAGTACCACCTTCACCATCTACTGAAGTTCTTTGTCTTGGAGTTTGAGTAAAAACAATATTTGTACCATCAATATTATAATCTACACCTGGTTTTAATACTTTACCATATAGAGAAACAATTAAGTGCTCAGAATCAATCGGACTTACTGGTTGTCCAGCAACACGTAATGGATACGTATTTCTCATTGCTGGTGGGGTTCCAGTAGGAACCAAGTATGATAATAAAGATTCTAAAACCTGATATCTAGAATCAAATTCTTGAGAACTAATTCCTGGAGTTAAGACAACATTTGGAGACTTAGTGATAGTTTCATAATAAAATACTTCCTTATCAATCATGAAGGAACCATCAGTTTCTTGGAAACCAGTTACATCCTGCACAAACACAGTTTTATCTTGGTATCCAACATCACTCAACAAAATTGTAGAGTCTGCTAAGGAGAATCCACCGTAAGTATTTACATCTAAGTAATGATTTAGATCATTAACAATAGAATATGAACGTCCAACTTTTTCTTGTGATTTGTAGTATTCTTGGAGAAGAGAGTAAAAGATTTCATTTTCTTCCTGAATAAACAGTGGTTGCTGTTCTTTTACTCTGTCGGATACCTTAATGTTCATGTCTTACCCTAAACTTATTATGATTTTATATTAGAAACATGATGTAATAGAAGGATCATCAATATCTGGGAATGAAGTTAAGATATCCCCTAGATTTAGATCATTAATTGTACCGATGGTATTTGGATCTAATGTAAATGGATCAAATGTTCCAGCAGAACCAGTTGCTACAGCAACATCTTGTGGGATAATTGTTGGGATAGAAATATCTAACAATGTACCTGGTGGTGGTGTAACAATTGGGGATGCAGGAAGTGCTGTAATATTTATAGTTCCTGTTGAACCAGTTCCTGTCGGAGAAGCAATACCAGCAGTACCTGCAACTCCAAAAATATTCAAAGGTCCGAAACAAATAATTCCTTTTTTGTAATCTACTGTTCCGATACTATCTCGTAGGATGATAGTTTTTGAGTTGATTGTCGTGATTAATTGTAAAGTTCCCTTTCCATCATCTCTCATTCTCACAGGCACATATGCAGTTGCACTATTGCTTACAAATACTCCTGCATCAAGTTGATCAGAGAAATTGAGATTGATCAACTGCTCAGTTATACCATCTACGTAAAATTCATTAGTAATTACAGAGTTAAACAATGCCTTACACATTCCACCATCTCCATTACCACTACCAACAAAATCATTTGGATTGATTAAACCTTGTCCGTAGTTAACACAAGTTGAGTTGTTTTGTCCGAAGTCTGGTGAATACTTTTTAGTTAATGTTACCTGTGTAATGTTACCTTTTACTGAAGGATCTGAAGTATCAATAAGGCAATTAAGTTTAGAGTAATCAATTCTATTTCCAAATTTATTCAGATTAGATTGATCATTATACTCTTTGATAATCCCCTGTACTTTACCAATTAGATCTGTATTACTAATTGTGGTTAGATTTGGATCATAGTATACATATGACTTAATATTCATTGTCAACTCATCTGCTGAGACAATGACTGGTTCAATAGCAGCCATGGCATACTCTTTCAAGTTTTTAACGATTGACTTTTTAGTTGCTTCGTTAAGTTGAGTACCTGATTTTGTTTTGATAGCAATATAAACTTTTCCGTAAATTGGTGGAGTTAGAGTTTCTCCACCATATGCCTTAACTGCCACTGCAGCAGGATAAACCATCTGAGTAATAGTCTCATAATCCTGCTCTGTAACTGCTCTGTATTGTGCTGTATACAGTCTTGGAGCACGATACTTGATAGTTGTGATGCTTTCCTCTTCAACACCGTCTACAGACCCTTCTAGAGTGTTAATACGAATTCTTGCTGGATCTAGAGGTCTATCTAAATTATCTCTAAACTCTCCGATCGCATAGAATAGTTTACAACCATTCCCTGCTGCTCCTTTTGTTCTAATATATGATAACGTGATGTATTCACCATCGATCAATTTTCTACCAATTACTCCATCACCAAATACAATCTTGTATTTTCTGTCTTCAATTTCTTCAAGAAAATATACTCTAGATGTTCCATCCAATGTGGTAATGTTTTTAACAGGAGTATAAGTATCAATTTCTTTTGACTGCTCCGATGGTCTTAGGAACACCTCTAAGAGAGATGTATCCACATCTGCGTTGGGAATAATGAATTCTTGATTAATTGTATTATCTACAGTGTAATTGTATGTTAATCTATTCCCCTGATGAACAATCATTTTGTCGAATGTTGCAATACCAGTTACAGGTTCGACAGTCGCATATTGATCTTTTAGAGTACAAAATGTAAACGAATCCTCATCAGTAGAACTTACAAAATTATCTCCTGCTTTCAGAACAACATATTCTGGATATACACCACTACCAGTTAATGATGTCTGAACTTGAATTTTAATACATGCTTTAGATGCCTTAACTGAAGCAGGAGTATAATTTAGTAGTTTTGCAACTTTAACTACATTTTCTCTAATAGTAGCACTTTCTAAAAAGTGCTCATTGACTGCCATGTTTGCATTAAAGGCAGTGTAATATGTGTTGTAAGCAAGGGTATCTAGCAAATAAGAAGCTGCAGAACCTTCAAAGTCATAATCAGTAAACTCTGTTCGTGTTCTCAAATATGACTTAATAGATTCTCTTATTTGAAAGAAATCTAAAGATGTTAATCTACTTGGTACTCCTGCTGCCATTGAATTATGCCTTTGTTAAAAGGAAACTAAAGTTTTTTAATATTGGTTGACCAACAATTTGATATTCCACACTAACTGAAAGAGCATTCAAATCATAGTTATCATCTTCAATATCTATATTGGTTACTACTATTCTTGGTTCATTATTTAAAAGGCATAAAGTAATTTCGTCTGCAAGTGCTTCCGATGTGAATGGATTAAAGTTTTCAAACAGAAGATTTCTAACATTACTACCAAAAGTTGGTTGAAATAGTTTTTCTCCTCTTGCAGTTAGTACAATATTTCTAACTGCTTGTTTTATAGCTTCATCATTCTTTAATGAAGAAAAATCACCAGTAACAGGATTAGACTTAAACGTTAAGTTAAAGTCTTTATATCCTCTACTGGTGAATTGCTGTGCTCTTGAACTTACTCTGGCCATGTTTTATTCGTGCCATCTCTCTATGAAATCATCAAACCCCCCCTTTCCACCACACCATCTCGAATATCTGTCATTTGGGACTTGATATTTTGATTTATTCAGATATTTTTCACTAGCATAGTCAGTAATTAGGCATGATGTACCATGTTCTTGCATCATATAACTGATATTCCTATCAGGATTTGGGTGTTGTGCCATAAAAACAGGGATAAAAAGAACTGTAACCAGAACTTTTTAGGAGGTTTCTATCTCCCAAATCTATTTAGCAAGGTTATTTTGAGATTTTCTTATTTTCCTTGACCACGATAGGCTTTTTTACGACCATTTCGTGAGGTTGCAGCAAGATTCGTATTCTTGGAACGACCTTGAGCAGTAATTTTGGGCTTACCAGGGGTGTAATTCGACTTAACAAGACCGATTTTAGACTTTGCCATATAATTTCTCCATTGAATGTGGACTTCTATGATGATAGCACAAGTGGTGCCCCATATGCAACTACCGATCGACACGGATATGATTTGAATGGTCTACCAAATCCTAGTGGATCTAGGACTCTAGCAACCCTTCTACCTAATGCAAACACAGTAAATGTCTGTGCAAATACAAATCTAACATGTCCAACACCCATCATGTCTTCTGCAGTTAGAATACTACATGGAATTGGAGTTGGAATAACACAAATATTAGGTCCACAAGGACATAAGTATAAAATTAGGTTAGTACATGTAGATGGATGTGGAATAAATGCATCAAAATCTAACATGATTGGAATTTTATGAACCAATACCAAAGCATTTGTTACAGTAATTGGACTGATTGGGACCAGTGGATATGGTGGCCACCAACATGTTTTATTTTTAATGATAATACTCTTTGGTATAGGTGGAGATCCACACCCTTGTGTTGAGTGAACTGCAGGTGGCAAACAGATGCCATGACCACTACAAGGCAGTCCTGCATGAAATGATACTGGTGAAATCCAACCTTTCATATTAATTTGTTGCGTTTAAACAAATGTCGAAGTAAGGATTGCCTAGATTGTTTACTGCATCAGCATAAACTTTTGCACTTCCTGTGGAGAAGTTCTTTACTGTAACTCTTCCTTTGATGGGACCTATGCGAATAAGGTCATTGTTTTGTGCAATTTGTGTAGGATCAATAGCAATCATACTATCTATGTCGGTAATTCCTTCACAAGGAGGCATTGTGTAGATGTAATTATCCCATCTGGATAGGTTTCCAACACCATTTCCATCAGCATCATATCCAGTAAACTTAGAAAATATACCATTTGGATTTGTACTAGCATTATGTACATAAAAATCCCATGATGTAGATGGTTGATTAGGTCCACTATACTTAGTTCCAGTTAGTAAACCAAAACCTAACCAGTAAAAATAGATGCCATTTCTTGTTCCTGCACTACCAGTTAGTGTGCTAGGGGGTTGCCCAATCCAAACATTATATGCGTCATATACACTTAAATGTGTATAGTCATATACATTTTCGTCCAAACCTACAGGATAGAAAGAGATATCATTGTCTCCTGCTCTAAAACACCTACCTTCATAACTTCCCCTGGTGCAGTGCCAAGTCTTAACACCTGCAGCTGCTGGTCTAGGGGCAAGTATTCTAGGTGCCTGTAGACTCTTTAACTTGGCAATCAACGCATTATTCTGTGCTGTTGATGAAGCAGGTCCAGTAAAGTCTCCATCTATTTCCAAATATACATTAAATGTGGTTGATTCTCTCTTACTTGCAGCATATTGATATGGCATCCACCCAAAAACTCTAAGAGAATCTCCAGCACCAGTTGTGTAAGGGCAGGGAATATCATAAAATCTATTAACATTATACAGTGTAGGTTGTTGCATAGTGATACACTGAGGGGAATTGATTCCATTTTTGTTAATGCCACCATATAATCCACTAGCATCATCAGCAGTTTTCTGTAGATTACTAAACGCATCCTTACCTGTTGTACTCAAAAATGTATATGCAGACCTAAAACCACCAGTCTGGTCATAGGTCATGATGTTTTTAAATAGATCTGAGTTATAATATGACAGTGGATTTATAGTTTGGAATAGTGGTTGAGCACAACTTCCTGGAACACCAAAGCAAAATTTAAATGTATTGTTAGGATCGATGTCACCAACACCTTTAATATACCCAGTGTACACTGTTCCTTGAATGCCACCATCAAATTTATTGAATGCATCTGTAATAGAACTAGTTAATTTTGGATTTTGTAGGGATTGACTTAGTAATTGATTGACTTCATTTGTAGAACCAGAACCCTTCAGCACGTTAATTAGACTATCATTCGCACTTTTTCGATTTCCTTCTGGTTTTATTGACTTTTCAATGACCTTTGGATCATATACAATCACCTGTGGTGGTTGTTGTGAGGTATATCCAGACCCACCATCAAGGATTTCTACCTCTTGGATGACACCTTCTTCAGATATTCTCTTAACTCTGCAGTTTGCTGGTTTAATTTTTACTGCAGTTTCATTAATTACAACACTTTCTTTCAAGTGACTAGTCACAATCGAACCAATTGTGCTATAATCACCGTTCTGTCCGATCTTAGTGTAGTTGAATTTATCCATATTAACGGTTGCTAGGTCACTATCAACGTAGTAATTTCTAGTTTTTTCAACTTCTGCTTGAGTATTTTTGTTTGGTGGAGGTAAAATTTCAACTCTAGCATTTAAACTATATCCATATCCACCATTATGGATCGTTAAACTTGCAACTTTTCCGTTATTGTCAATATTTGCGGTGATATCTGCTTCATCCATCGTCCTTTTTGGGATGGCAGCATCAGGATGAAGTTCTACTTTTTAGTAAGAAACCTTTTTTCTGAACTCATAGACACCAAAAATTGCGGCACGATCAGGAATACCCCATCCAGCAAGTGCTACAAAGGATGCTGGAAACTGTGTGTTACTC